CCCCCGTACAGTTAATAACTGTTCTGTTTTAAGTCCTATTATATGAGATTGATCAATTTAACCATCAGGTGTGTGTATAAGAGGAGTTTGATTTATGTACTGAGAAATAGGTGGAATACCTGATGGGTAATGGTCCGTCTAGTTTACAAGTCTACATTCGAGTGTTTTGGATAAATTATTTAAGGGATTGTAAACTTTACATGGCTTAATTTAGTTTGTCTTAATTGTAGTGCTACAGATTAGATTAGTCCATAAGAAACAAAATAACAATAATAGTTAGCTAAGCTAACCATCCCAGTCAAATGATACATCTCCTGAAGTGTACTGCGAATCTAAGAATACATTCTGAACACTAACACTTTCTTCTTCCATTAGGTCAGCAAATGTTATTTGCTGAATGCCTTCAGATTCAAGAGGAATTTCACCATCCAACCTGTTCATACCAGAGTTGTCTTCTACTCCTAATAATAAAGAGATCACTGACTCAACAACGTTCATGTCAGTTTTACGCCATTGACAACCTGGACAGCACAATTCCCACAAACCTGCAACAGAACATCTGTCTGCATGCCTTGTTGTTAGCTGCATGCCGAAAAATTCACCCTCTGAAGTAGGGTTATCTTGAAATACAGTACTGTGAACTTTAATGACGGTTTCAAAGTTCGGCACAGGAGGAAATAGTTTATTGTAGAATGTCACTATACGACCTTTAGTCAGTTGTATTCTCTCCTTCTTAGACTTTCGTGCTTCTTCCATTTTTACTGTGTTTATTTTACAGACCACCATAATTTTTTCATCAACAACTTCAAAACTGATTGTGTATCTATCTGTTAAAGATTTAAAGGACTTTGTTGATGACATTTTGAGTAGAGTAGAAGGACTAAAAGTGTGTTCATTTCTAACTTTTGATTTAGTCTGTGTGCAATATATTATTGTGCACACTATTCCGTCCAACTCCAGATCAGTTAGGCCAGATTTTGACAGATAATTTCTAGCTTGTACAAAGCAAGTTAATGCCTTGCTAAGTAGTTTGCCATCAGCTATTAGTGGAGCCAAAAATCTTGGAATTGATTCAGCGCCAACTGCACTTACAAGGCCCCTAAAACCACCTAGTCTGGCTGGCCCTGATTTTATCAAAGTGTTCTTAAACTGCCAGCTATAAGAGTCAGACAAACCCCTTTGTAAAAAATCTAGAGTTATATTTTGCATACCATTCTCATCCAGATATGTTTGTACTTCTGGCCAAGCATTCATTGTTAGATTACCTTTTTCTAATGCTGATGTTAGTGCTTGACAAATCTTTTCTTCTTCAGCACCTTCCAATACAATGTCCTTAGTTATCATATTTACTGTGGATTTTGCTAAGTTGTCTGCTATAGATCTAAGGTTTCCTTTACCACCATCCTTACTGTCTATAAATTTAATAATTTCTGATTTTGTTTGTGACTCCCATATAGCTGATGATGGTGTGTGCTCTAAAAAATGATGTAGAAGTAGTAGACTATTTAAGAAAAGGTCAGAGCTAAATTTTGTCCTCGAAAGAGTTATCTTAGAATCAGTATAAACGGCTTCTGGGACCGTTTTTTCCTTAACATTCAGTGCTTGATCCAATAGTGTCCTTATTTCTAGAATATTACTGTGGAAGGATGCTTTGCTTATTTGTTCATCATAAATAATAGTTAAGCTATTCATGCTCCAGACTAGCCTTGGTTCGCTAAAGATGTCCTTTATGCCACACTTTCTCACTGTTAGAATGCTAGCTTTAATTTTAACAACCTTATCTTCACCTTTTGGATCATAAAATTCTAAGAATTTGGGCTCAGTTTTGCTTGGTTTAATTCCTTTAATAATACCATCTGTTGATTTTTTTGGTATATGCTTGAAGTCACACAGTAAGTCTATGAAGTAGTAATGCTGTTCTTGTGTTACTACATCAGTTCTCCTCTTATTTAACCATGCGAGGACTTTCTTCTCGACTTCCAACAATAGTGCTTGTGAGCCTTCTGAAATGTACAGATGCAGTTTAGTCCCAATGAATATTCCAGTTGCCTCGCCACTACTGCTAGAGTATGTAAACCTACCATCTTTTTGCCCATCTCCCCATGTTTGAAAAGTGGCAGTGACACCTATATAAGGTTTTTTCCTGAGAAGTGCCAATGGTGATCTCACAAAGTCTACAATATCTTCTAGGTTGTTTCTCTGCTTATCATCTTTGATGCTTGGTAATTCACTGGCTAGTAAATCAAGTAGTGTTTTGCCGTTAAATTCCTCTAATACTCTCTTTTCCTTCTTGTTTAATGGACACCGCTCAGATAATTCTAATACACTAGGTTTCCAATTCAAAAAGCTATTAAGTAAGTTTGTTTTATTGGAGTCTGATATTGGTAAAACAGAAATGGCAGATATACATTGTAAGACCTTCCAATATTTCAAACTATATGCTGATGTGTCTGCATTTGTATCTTTTAACTCGAAGTACTTGCCTTCAACAATTCCATAACTGACTAACTCAATAACAGTTGGTTCATTTGTTGTGGTAGAACCCTTCAACATGTAGAATGAAGTTACTTTACTTCTAGCTTGTTGAACTAATCTACAGAGCAGTGTTAAATTGTTTGCATACTTGTTTACAACCTCGAGATTTATAACACGTTTCTCTTTCTTTAATGCTTCAGACAAGTTATTAATCTCATTAACAAGTTCGACTAGTGATGAGTAAAACTGTGATAGCTTAAACCTGTCTCTACCCAAACTTCCCATATCAATTTTAGAAGGTTTGGCAGACATTAGTGAACCTTCGTCCAACAAATTCCCTACTACAATAGCAGCATTATTGGTAAGCCTAACTGAGTCAGAAGCACTATATAACTTAGATTTAGTAATCACTGCTTTGTGTGCTTCAAGTATATTTTCTGCACACCCACTTTCCATCACTTTTATCTTCTGTCTATTTACCTCTGAGAATTGCATTGCTAAGCTTTTCATCTCTCCCTCTAGAACTTTCAATTCTGAAACCTGATAACACAGGTTAATTTTGCCGTCATCATATCTGATTATTTCTACAAATTTAAGATTTTCATCAAATAAACTATCAAACAATGCACATTGAGTGTTATCAAATGTGAATGTGCTGCTTAAAAATCTGTCTAACCAGGTTGTAAACTTTACAACCACTTTGCCTGTCAATTGCTGTCCTGAACTATCTCTATAGTTTTGGCTGTGTTTAGTGTTCCACCTATCGTAGTGCTCCAAGAAAACTGTGTCTTTGAAAAAATATGACTTCATAAAAATTGTGTAGATCGGTAAAGACAGTTCTTTTATTCCGCCAGCTAGTCCATGAAGCACATTCCTTGACGTTAATGTCTGTTTTAACCTCATAACTTCTGCTCTGTATTCTTCTGTTGCACAGTTCATAGTAATTAACTTGTGTGCAACAAGACTGCTAAGACTATCACTAGGACCCGGTTGTTGAATTAGTTCAGACGCCTCCATCTTTGCCAACCCCAACCTTGCAAGCTCTCTTCTCAATTTTTCAGGAAGCAGTTGTATCATTGGATCTTCAATGATTCTATTTTCATCTCTGTTCAAAGATGCTTTTACAGATTTTTCAGTTCCTTCACTTGCAAACGTTCTGTAGTAGCCTGAAATCAACACTATTAATAGTGATCTTAGCAACATCAAAATGATCTCAGGCGACCTGCTTTCATCCCCTAAATATTCATTGTCTTTCACACAGTAAGAGCCAATAATTTTTGCATAGTAGCATTCCTCATCATAGTCATCATTGTCTAGGTACATCATAGTTAAATGTCTGTATATATTCTCCAAGTAATCTTTACTTAAACACTGATCTAGACATCTTAGGTAATCTTCTTCTGTACTATTTAGTCCTCTTTTGAGTGAAAAATGGAAACTTGCAGCTGAAGACTCTGAGGGTCCACTTCCAATAGATGATGTATCTTCAGTTCCTGAATCAGTTATTACATTTGATACTGAGTCACTATCTTCAGATTCTTTGCTTGAAGGAGAACTATCATTGATTGTTTCAGGAAAGTGTATGTTGGCTTTTATCAAATTACTTGCGGCTTTAGATATCTCCTCTGCATCTTCTAATGCAACTGAGGAGCCGATTAAATTACTAAATTTGGGGACATACAGTCTACCAAAACTTGACACTGATCCTAATGTTAAGTGACCATAAGTCCTAACGAAATTTTCAGTGTGGTTGTAAAACATCTGTTGCCTAAACAAAGTAAATGCTAGGTTCGTCACTAATGGAACACTGTTATACATAGCTTGCTGGCTAGATACGTGACATGCTTGAATGAGGCTCAATGGAGAAGTAACTGAACTATTTATAAGTCCAGTTAAAATGAACTTAATAACTGCTGGTGTTATTCTTTGAGACATCATAAATTCACTATAGAACTCAAAGAAGCAATCAGAAACTAAAGTCTTTGCGGAATCTTTCATCTGACAAGCTCGCGAGAATCCTGACACTAGATTCTTAAGTCTACACATGTGTTCCCAAAAACTTTCTTCGTAATGATTATACAGCGTTCTATTTAAGACGCCAAAAGCAACTATACATTTAGCATAATCATCTGAACTACCAGCACTGGTCACCGAAACTTCCAGATCAGGCATGTGTTTCTTGAAATACCGTTTAATCAAAATTTCAATGACATGTGCCATAATTGAAGTAAGTACAGAGGATGTAGCATGGTGTATACCTTGACCCATATGGTTATATGAGTTGATAGCCATTTTCCCCTTTGAAATGTAGTTGGCAACTAGGAATTTGATAATCTCGTTGTCATTCCAAGTGTCTATCCTTTGGAACAACATATCCCTCAGTTCTTCTTCTGGTAGTTCATCAACTTTAACATCACTATTTTTGTACTTAAATGAATTTAATATCTTCCTAATTGAAGAAGATGGTATCTCAACTTGTCTACACAAATTTTTCAAGAATGTTAGCTTATAATAGCTAGACCAGTCATTGACATCTTTCAACAGTTGTTGCATCATGCCACTAAACAAGGAGCAGCAGTGAATTGGACCCCATTTGGTATTGTCACCTGATATGCAACAAACCCTATAAAATTGAAATTGTCCCGATTGTGGAAATGTTTCCTTACCATGATTTAGTTTCATAGTATTTATTGCTTCTAATCCAGCATTAAGTATTGACTCTTTTAAACCGCTATTAGTAAGACCGTCATCCTTAGTTGTGCTCAATAATGTCCTACTGAACATTTCAGTAGTAGCATGAATCATCTTGGTACCTGTTTCCTGCACTAGTAAGTCTCTATGACCTCCTAACTGAGCTTTAGGAGCTAGAACAGCAAAGAACCTATGGTTAGTGTCTAAAATGTAAGTGAATGATAACTGTTGAAGAATTGCCATTTCAGTATTGTCAACTAACTTAACTACTTCGTAAATGACTTTACTTCTAACACTTCTAGGTAACTTCTCTCCTACACTTCTACCTGTTATTTTTTTAGTTACTTCGAAATTGCTGTTGGCTAACAGGTTGATGGTCCATTTGAAGTCTGATCTTGAGTCTCTAAGCCCAGTAACTGCCATTATATGTTTAACCCTGGACATCAACTGGTCATTAGGTGAGTGGTATGTTAGAACTTCATTTGAATTCAAAGCACTTGCATAAGGTAGTTCATTTATAGAAAACAAACACATGCAGTATTTAGTGCAGAGTGATACAGTTTGTTCATCTAAGAAGATGTCAGTCTCTTGCATCAATGCATTGAGCACTGAGTCTGGGTGTAGCTCACTGATTGTTGTACCACTTCTAGGCAAGTTGAAGCCATCTGCTTCTGCCATGTTTCTCATCATTATTGCCTCAAATGTCTTGTACTGTATGCACCAAGGACAACTCAAACAAATTAAGAATAGCAGATTTGTCAGGTGCATAATATCCTTGTCATGGGCAACAAGCAATTTTTTCTCGCCCTGCCTTAGTAGTATTTCCTCTTTGGAAAAACTAATACCTGGCAATTCTTTTTTCAGTTTTATCAAAGTGTTATAATCTTGGTCCAGCTTTCCTAGTCTTTCAGAAATATTTTCCAATGATGACAATCCATTCAATATTATCATTTTGCTAAACTTCGAAGATTTGGTAAATTTCACCCAGGACAATATAAGTGAGGTGATGCTGATATCTGACTTTGTTATGTCTTCAGTCACTTCACCTTTTGTGCATGACTTCAAAAACTCTATAAATTTTTTGACAGATTCATGCTCTTCACTACTTAGAATTTTGCTTTTAGAACTGATCCGCCCTTTCTGTAACATTGGTCCATATTTAAGACATTTGATCTCACCTCGAAGCCCACTTTTGACCATTTGACTTAAAGATTTAAGCCAACAAAATATATAATTGCCGTCGTTGGTTAACAGGACTTCATTGACTCCTTTTTTGATCAATTCTTGCCAATTGTAGAATGTTAGCTTTGAAGGATTGATTATTCCCTTAATAATATCATCCTTTTGTTTATCAGTTAGTGATGGTATTGTCGATAATAATTCCTGACAATGGACTTTATCGTGACCTTCAGATTTGCACGACATGCCTAACCTTTGGAACTTGCCTCTCAGTAACTTAACCATTTTCTTATTTTCATTTCCAATTATGATTCTATATGCATCCTTTATGAAAATAAAGTCTCTCGGTTCAGCAATAATGCTAGTAGTTTCAGTGACCTCAGAAACACTGACCCAGTTCCTCGGATCTCTCTTGGCTTTGTCAATTGCTTCCGGAGGGAATTTTGACCTAGCTACTTCTGTGCATGCTTGTATAAGTTCAAAACTGCCAAAAGTATGATTTGGATTTTCTCTAATTATTGTTATCACATCTTTAAAGACTGATTCTTTATTTGCTTTATACTCATGATACAAGCCTTTGTCAGTAATTGCCTGTTGATAGTCTCTCTTATCATCCCTCGTAATAACAAAACCACTTTCAATGCTCATTGGTTTTTGTTTTGATGCTCTTATTCCAAACATGGAAGTTGGTGGATTTCTTTTCTTAACAAAGGACCTAGCACTTTTAACACTAGATCTACTGGTTTTAGAGGTGTAACTCATAGTTGAACTTGTTCTAGAGCTAGAACTTAAGTGTTCTCCGTCTTCAGCATCTCTTGAATCTATAAAAGTTTCAGTCATCTTCTTTATGTTCGGTAAACCTAACAAAAGCCGAACTCTTCTTTGTGCTAGTTTTACCTCCTTTGAATTATCGTCTTGAAATAATAGTCTTTCTTTAGTCTTGTCTTTCTGCTTTCCCTGCTGACTTATCTCTAGGTTTCTCTTAAGACTTAACTCCCATGCTGCATGCCGTTCTGCAGTCTCTTCTAGAACCTTGATGCAACCTTCATCAAAATCATCCATTTCTTTATTGTAAATGTGAACTAGATAAATATCAAATATAAACTGCCTATCACTGTTTATGAACATTCCCAATATAGAAAAGCATGGTAGCTCGGCTTGACTGCACAAGTCAGCCTTAACCCAGTTGTCACAATTTGTTTCAACATTGTAATTTGCTGCGAACACTATCAGTTGCATGTATAATTTGGAAACATGAAATTCCACCTTGCGACAGCTACTGGAGAATTTTTTACCTAACTCCTTTGGACAACTGAGCCTACTAATAGCACTTAATAGCCCAAACCTCATCATTTGGATTTGTTTGTTAAATGGTTGTGAGTTGTTAAGCAAACTGTCCCCTAGCAAGGTGTTAAATGTGACACTCAGCCCACTAAAACAACATATAAACTGATCTCTAGTGCCTCGTGTCATGAAGTTACCAGATTTTTTGCAGAACTTTAGTAGTGTAGTTTTGGCTGTTTCAAAAACACCGTTGTAAGTCATTTCTAGTGTCTCCAGTAATAGGTCATGGAGTTGTTCTGATCTTGTTAAAATATCTTTCATGATGTTTTGATCTAGGATTTCCAGTTCGGAGACACACCTGTAGTGTTGAAGGCACTGCAAGAAACAAATAGGAACTATGTAACAGTAAGCTGCTCCTAATACAGCTTGTCTTCTGTTAAGCATGAATGGACCTTTTATGAGTGTGAAATCTTTAGAGTATATACAGCATCTCATGTTCTGTTTTTTATTAGCAGGGAGTGCAATAACAAGATTTGTGTCTGTATGCCTTATTCTAAGGACTTTGATTCCTGATCTGTGGAATTCACTACAACTTTGCAGAAAAGTTTCACATGTTTTCCCATAATAAACTAGCTCTTGGTACCATTGAAACTTTAACAACAATTTAAGGAGCTCTACAATATAGTCTATACAGGGTTGGTATGGTGTATTTGCTAGCCTCCTTAGCACCTCATGACAAACTTCTTTAAATAGTATGCAATCTAATGAAAATATTGATGTTGGCATGCCTCCGTATAATTCTTTCTTAGTAAGCAAATATTCCTTTATTTGTTCCCATCCAATTGGTCTATACTTGAACTTTCTTTCTGATGCAAAATTCTTCTTCTTTTCATAGCCTTCTTGAATTTTCTGCATTATGACCTCATCCGAAGTGTCAGACTTTAAGTCATATAGTATGTTCTTAACCCACATTTGTCCAATACTACACTTTGCTCCTTTACAGTTATCTAAGTTTTCTATGGCTAGTTTAATTACTGTTTTGGCATGCTCAGAGTAAGATTGCAATTTATTTTCTGATAGAAGCTTTTTGAAATGGTCTTTATCTTCTTCAAGTGATTTCAGCCCACCCTTTTTGAAACTTTTGTTTTCACCGTCTTCATCATAAATAGGTTTGTTTAAGTTATGGTCGAGTAAGAGATGACCACTTGGCAGTTTTATGGCAGGTAGATGTGAATGTCTCATAATGGCTCTAATTAGTTGCTCTACTGCCCTTTTGATCTTTCTTTCCTTTTCAGTCTTGCCTGGTAACGTCAGGGTTACTAAGCTGTCAAGAATACATGTCTTCTCATTGTTATCAAGCTTTTCTTCATTTACAATTAGTGGCTTATGTTTTATGTTAACCAGATTTGGTATTCTTCTTTGTATAGAACTGACTTCATATGCATTTACAGGACTTTTACAGCACTCTTTTTCAGTTGGCATAAGCTCGTGAGCAAGGTATGATACAATTTCAGCTTCATTCTCTATTTTACTCAAATTTAATTGGATACACTTTAGGCATTTATCACATCTGAAATTAAGCATGTCCTCATTCATCCATCCTATTAAAAGTTTATATGCAGATTTTTGGTTTTTGCTAACCTCGTGTTTAAACTTCGTTTTTTGCATTTCACCTATTATTTTGTCCATATTTTCTATTGTATACTCTAAGATATCTTCTGCAGAATCTCTTGTTAAGATGGCTCCTTCAACAAGTGATGCTTCTATGGCATTTTCAGTGAATTTATCCAAAACTGCACCAGTTGGTCTATTTATTATGTGTTCTCTTAGGACCAACCACGTTTCAGTTAATTCTTTAAAAGTAACAGGAGTTTTAACAATTGCACCTGATCTTAAAACACTTCTTACCTTCTGCGTGCTTATATTCCCTACTGCTATATCAGTAACATCAATAGGTGAATTTTCTTGGAGCTCTTTGAATAGGTGACTGATGGAATTTAGTAGCAACTGAACCATGTCCTCTTGAATCCACCAATCTGACTTTGGGGTGTTTGTGCTATCAGCACAGGCTACAACACTGAAGTTAACACCTATATGTTTCATCAGTCTAATGATACTATCCCATTTCTTCATATCAGAAATAACTTTACCTTCTACATCAGTCTGGTAACCTACCTCCACAGCCATCAAGTACAGTTCATTAACTTTAGAATCATTGTTTTCGTCAACATCCTGTCCTGTGGTTTTTGTTAATACTGGTCTGTTCTTCTCTTTTCCCCTATTTTCAAATCTTTTATACAAGTTATGAGTGGATAACACCTCTTGTATATTCACTTCTGGTAGCGGAAACCTTTTCTTAGTAGATAGTTTAAGAACAGATGCATCATCTGTTGAATCCTTACCAGAATTTTCTTCAGTTGTATTAATCCCTTCACTTATTGCTGGTGGTTTGAAAGTGTCTTCTTTTATAACTCTAGGTTTATATAGAAAAAAGTCAGGGACAAAGTCTCTGAATTCTGGGTGTAAGTGAGTTCTTTCTAGAAACATTTCAAATTTCTCCGGGTAAAGAGTCTGAATAGCCATACCAAGAGAGGGTTTTAGATCTTCTGGAGTGTAAGACCAATTATAGTATTTTGAAAACAATCCTTCATATGCAGTGCCTTTTAATCGTAATGCTGATCTCCAGGCACTAGAATGACTTTCTGCATTTCTAATGTCAGTGAATAGTGTTTCACATTCATGTCTGCAATCTTCAGGTAAACTGTCAAATAGTTTATTAAATTTCCTTTCCAGTTCCATACATATCAGGGCCACTGGCTTCTTCATATCAACTGACATTAGAGTGTTTAATCTTCTTATCTCAACATCCAACTGATTCAGATCTTCAATTGTTAGATTAAGACTGTCTTTTGACAAATATAAATTATGGGCATAAGCAAGCAAATTGCCCAATGAAGCACCTGAATATGCTTTACCTTGCAGACTGACAAATTTGAATATCATCTTCTTCATAAAGAAAGCAATGATACACAAGCCTATCATATCCTTTACATTCCCTCTATCTAGCTTCCTCTTGTTAGGTACATGAGAACAGTACTCTTTGACTTCTGCCTTCAATTCATTGTTAGGCTTACCAGCATTTGTCAGTTTTGATATTAACTCAATGCAGTCATGTAAGTCCTTTATCTCTTCAGAATTGAAGTCCACATCATTCATATCCCTCTCGCTAAGTTCTTGTAAGAGCCTCTTATACTGTTTGATGTCACAAGACTCTAGATTGATACACTGAAGAGCTAATTTGCTTTGAGGACCCATGCGTTTTAGGAACTCAGAAACTTCCTCAACTTGTTTTCTTAAGAAAATACCTGATAAATGCTGAACTATCTTATAGAGGCTCTCATACATCTCAACATTGCAGTAATTCAACATTTCTTTAAAGAGTCTGTTGCAGTTTATGCCTGTTTGTTCACATGCCAATGTCAAAAACTTTCTTTTAACATCATTAGAACTCTTATAAAGAAAAGAGCTTATCAACACAGCACATGTCAGAATAGTTGCTTCAATCTTTATGTCAGGATGTAGAAGATCTGGTGTCTGACTGAGGCCAGTTCCAGGAAAGCACATCCTAATTAAGTAGCTACTGTTCAAGTAAGTCATGAGTTCGTTTGAGATGATAAGAGATAGTTTGCTTATAGACTTGGAGAATTCCTTTTCTCCGTCTAGCAATTTGTGGCCAAGATCTGTAACTGAGAAAGCTCCTGGCCTTTTGTGGTTAAAATCCTTGGGGTACAAGATCAACAATTCTCCTTCATTGACACCTTCTATTTGGACACTGAAAAGATGGTTTAGTATCCTTCCTGCCTTTAAAGGTATTTGCTTCCCGTTCTCAACTGCCTTTCTGAAATCTTTTTCTTTCATATCTGAGCTCTGTTGTCTATTCCTTTTATTGCCCTTTCTAGTCAAAAGCAGCTCTTTCATGTTTGCCATCTCCATCAATTCAAGATCAAGATTTCTCTTGAAGGTAGATGTTGACTCATCGACTGAAATGTCTCGAAGAAATGAGGGTTCAGAGACCTCTTCTGATTCTGTTACAACAGACCTCATCGCAATGTCAACCTTTTCTTCTAAAGGCATTAAGGGCAAAGCCTCCTCGTCCTCATTGAATCCAATCAAGTTCAAAAGGTCAAAGTGGTTTTGGTTGAATAGCAGGTTTATGCTCATATGAGGAGCATTGTTCTTCCACCTCTGTACATGGTGGATCCACTGGTGGTCGTTTGTGACCCAGAAGTGTATTGTAAGATTGTACAAATCTGAAAGCACTTCTGCTTCAAGCGATCCACCCCAGTAATCATCTCTCATGATATCTCTCTCATAATCAGCAGGAGTCTGATACAATCTAGTGAAGACAAGAAACTTGTTCCAGTGTTGTCTTGCATATTCAATGCAAGCTCTTTTCACAATCAACCACTCATCCGAAGAGTTGAACATAAACTTGGCCATTGCCCTGAAGAAACAACGACCATCTGGCTGCATCGGATCAATGGTGAAGGCTCCCAAAATAGGAAAACCACAAACGGCAGTGCTGAATTCCTGGGTTACTTGCTCCCAAGCAATATTTTCCAACACACGAGCCATAATCAAAG